CAGAAAGGATGTCAGACCAATACACTACAGCCTTCTCAGTGGACAAGTCAGCTACCCACAGACGTCCATAGGCAGACAAAACAATGTTACCTTGAGGAACAGTACCTGTATATCCTGACTTCTCAGAGACTCTACGATACGTAGTATTACTTACTGTAGGGTCAAACACCAGAGGATTATGTCCAGCTTGGAACAGGTAGATACACTCATTTAGAGTAGCCATCTGCCAATTACTGTCGGTAATCGTAGGAGCTGTACCACCACCTCCGTAGGTCAGCTCAGACAACACACCACCGGCAAGCTTAAACAACTTATTGTTACCTGCTGCAACTGTGTACTCAACACCTGCATCGGTCACTAGCTGTCCAATGGCCTCAATGTCTGCACTACCGAGAGCCGCTAGAGTAATATGCTGTGGAACCCAGCCCTTACGAGCACCAATACGTCCATACTGATCAATCACACAGTTGTTAGCCACCAGAGCAAAGCCAGAAGCTAAGTCCAGTGACGAGTCCTGAGTATTCAAACCATAGAAGCCCGGCGCAGTGATACTAAATGTTTGAATTGGCTGGCTCATACAGCCTCCCAAGCATCTTCCTCAACAAAGCGAGAACTCTCGATAGCGATAGCGTCAGCCAATGATGCCTTATACAAGCCATAGGCTTCAGAGCTATTCAAACCACCATCTTCACCGCGCTCAACCAAGGCACGAGCAAATGCACCTAAGATGACAGGCTCCGAAGGAACCAACATTGTGCTGCTGTCAGTGCTCAGAGCTAACTGAGGTACGTACAGTTGAACATTGATAGCGTAGGCAGCATCAGGCACAGGCCAGAGCATTACCTTGGCATCACCGTTGCTGTCGATACCGTTGAAGCAGTAGTAGTTAGGAGAACCCTTCTGAGGATATCCCGTAGAACCACTCCACAAGTTATAGGTAGCTAAGGAGATTGTCTTGAGGCCAATGTAAGTAGTAGTATTGTGTAACTCACTGACCTTGTACCGTGAACCAGAGCCTGCAATGGCATACGTTGAAGTATTGTCAGCAGTGGTTACAGGAATGTCAGTGATCAATGCTGACCACTTATAAGCATCCTCTACTTGTCTCTTGGCATCATTGACCAACTTACCAATGAGCTTAGAGAGTACGTTTTCTTGGACGGTAGATACTTCAGGTTCACGTAAGCGAACGAGAACATCATTGACCAGTTCTAGGTAAGTTGGCAATGCCATTATTAGATTCCTTCTTTCTTAAACAATTCAAAGGTGCAGATAACTCCAAAACTAGAGCCTGCTTCTGAGGTCATGTGAACTTGATCACCTTCTTCCATTACAACACCAGATCCGTTACCTGAAAACTGAAAGTATGTTTTAGCTGCAAAATTATATTGTTCAAGAATACTTACATGAGTAGCAGCGCTAACATCGTACCAGTCTACTGTGAGATACTTATTTGTGCCTAGAGAATTGTGAGCGTACAGTAAATTCCAGTTAGCACAATAACCTTGTGGCACTGTATATACAATGGTTTCAACACCTGCTGTTAAGTTTTTACCTACCGATACAGGACGTGTCATGCCCATACCCTTTGAGGGTTAGTGGGCACTTCAACACTGTATGCACCTAAGATGTGATTCATAGGCCCACGGGTGTTTACGTGCCATCCTTCTAGCTCTGTAACGATAGGGTTTTCTAAGTCAGTGCTGTCTGTAACTGAGATGATCCCAATGACATCAATACTGCCTTCGTAGCCCATAAGAGCCTCTTCAGCTTCCTGTTGAGTAGGGAACTTGAGATACATATCGCCGTAGGGAACACCCACCACAGGGGTTTCCTCGGTAGGTGTTTCCAAGCCCGTCACCGGAGCGTCTTCAATGATTTCTTCCATGTCTGCTCCTTAAGCGGGCGTGAGATCGCCTGAAGCAATCCATGTTGGGGCGTCCAACGGGTAGGAGGGGTCGACAGCCATCATTGCTTGCTCACCAACATAAAAGGGCTTGGAGTCATCTTCTGTGATGTCAAAGGCTTTCATGAAGTTAAACACCATTCCGTCAATCTTGGCGGCTTCCGGCTTGATCGGCCAATTTGTTCGCAAAGTCACTTTCATCTTTTGAATATTCTTGGTCATGAGGTTATTCCGATCAATTCTGAATTCGCCAATCGGCGAGGGTAGTAGGTGATACGCTTAATTGTACCACAAAGAAGCTGACCAGCAGATGTACTCAACCCGCCTACTTGCATTTGTGAAGCGATAGGCAAAGAGCCTGACGTATCCGTCTGCACTGTTCCTGCGTTTGTAGATGCTGCAAAATCGTTTAAGCGGAAAGCAAAAGCGTTTTTAACAACCGCACCTGCTGTTCCTCCTCCCGGATAGATGTCAGCTTGAGTAGCTCCAGAAACCTGAACTACGCAATTACTTCCGTTTGGTCGGTAATCAATTGCGTTGTTGGTAGCTCCTGAGTTAATGGCCCACACTCCTCGTGATGCTCCGCTTGTAGAGTCTCTTGAGAATTCAGAGTAAACCGTACCGCCTTCTGCGTTGTACCACCGAGCAAAGTTATTCCCGATCATCGAGGCACTGTCAGCAGCCCGAGTGGCTTGGGAGGCCACTGTGGGGATGTAGCTGGTGGCAAATGCTCCCGTCTCAACTTGAGCGCCCCACAAAAGTACTGTTCCTACTCCCGCGCTTGCATCAAAAACAACAGACCCAATGGTTTGACCCACTCCAGACGTGTGTGTTAAAGAACAACGATACCAACCGTTGCCAGCGTTTTGAATTACACCCGCGCCGGAAGTTACTGTTCCATTAGTAAGGTTAAATGTAGCGGCTGTGCCAACGTAAAACCCCTCTCTAATTCTAAAAGAAGTAGCCGTACCGGCTTTAGCGTACACGCTGTAAGTTACTGCCGAAGATGCGGCGGCTGTAAAGCTACCGTTAATTAATCCACTTGCACTGTAGGTAATTAAATCAGCGGTGACAGTACCGTCGGGTGCAACAGCAGTATTTGCAGTCACAGTCGCATTAACCTTGGTGTAACTCGCATCATTAAACTGCTCACTGTAAGTCAGCAAGTTCGTCCGCTGCTCCTCGATCAGCAAGCCCTTGGGAGCCAGCGTCACAGGGTCATAGTCAAACCGTGGGCCGTAGTAGGCCGTGGAGCTTGGAGCCGCCACAGGGTTGTAGACGTAGGGATCAACAGAGGCCGAGTCGGACAGTTGAGCACCGAAGATGTAGATGCCACTGGTTCCGTTGCCCGTATAGGAAAAAGCACCCGTGTCGTCGCAAACGTACAACGAAGGCGCTGTGCCTGTTGAAGACGCTGTGTACAAGATTGAAATGCGATACCAGCCGTTACCTTGAGCCACAATTGATGAAGCCGTTGGCGGCGCAACTAGTGAACCGTGCACAGTGCCTAGCGTCAGGTTAAAAATTATTCCTTGACCCGGCGTTCCTGCGTACAAGCCAACAAACGTGCGCTCTGCTGCTTTGACGTACGCCGTTGCTGTGTACACCCCGCCGTTAATCACTGTGGTTGTTTGAGCAACGCTGTGCGTACTGGCTGAAGTGTTCTCCACCAACTTCTGAGCAAACGGTTGACCGTAGATGTCGGTGTAGCCCACAGCAGCGGCAGCAGCGTAGGTGGCTTTGTAGTCACCAGCAGATGTGCCTTGGACTAACTGTGCGCCCCAGATGAACAGGCCAGATGTGCCATCTCCGGTGTAAGAACTGGTCCCGTTAGCGGTTGCCGTGTACCACTCAATGTTTGCAGTAATACCTGTGCCAAGCAAAGCAGGGGTGGAAATTCTCCACCAACCTCCGCCCATATTTGCGGTTGTTATTCCTACAAGTCCGCCCGTAGTAGTGCCTATTGCACCTGTTGTCAAATTCACATAAGCGTCGCCTGAAGGAAAACCACCAAAAGATTTTAGATAAATCCAATTACGTTCGCCAGCTTTACAGTACAGCGAATAAACATATTGCGTCCCACTTACGGTTGTAATACCAGAACCGCGAGAAAAATAATGAAAGCCTGTTGTTGCGCTTTCTACTAATTTTGCCCCAGTTTGTGATCCATCTGGAGCCGTAGCCGCATTTGCGGTCACGGCGCTGTTGAGTTTCGCCCAAGCAGCATTATCAAAGTCCTGCGAATACGTCAGCAAGTTCGTCTGCACAAACGCATTGCTCTTAGTCCACGCAGCGTTGTCAAAGTGCTCGGTGAAGCCCAGCAGGTTCTTGACCGTGGTAGGGTTGTACGTGGTGGCTGTGGAGCCTAGTTCGAGTTGAGCGCCCCAGAGGTAGATGCCTGAGGTGCCGTCACCTGTCAGCGTTTGACGAGGTTCGCCCGTAGTCCACAATGCGTTTGACGGCACTGCGAGTGGATAAATAGTCGTTGTTGTAGTGGTAACAGTGTGAGTGCAGCGATACCATCCATTCCCAACGGGCGTAATTGTTCCGGAAGGGGATGTGTAAACTGCGGAGGCGCTTCTGACCACCGTTCCGCTACTTAAATCAAACTGCGTTCCGCTAAATACCCCGGCACTGTAAAGCAGCCCTACGTTGGCGTATTGAACGCCATCAGCTTTGACGTATGCAGTCACCGTCACTGCGCCAATAGAAAATGCGACACCGGGGCTGTTCTGTGCTACAGCAGTTACCGCAGTTGCTGCTGAAATTGCGATTTTGTCGGCGGTAGTTGTCCCGTCTGGTGCAGTAATCGAATTAGCCGTCACCGTGACGTTGGTTTTCATCCAAGCCGCATTATCAAACTGCTCCGAGAACGTCAGCAGGTTCATCGGTGCGTTCTGGATCAGGCCGTTGCTGCCCGTCACCGTGGCGTTGGTGGTGCGGCTGAAGGTGATACGGCGATCTAACGAAGTAGTGGCTGCAAAGTCAAGATACAATGCAGCACCACCGATACCAGCAGTACCCACAGGAATGAAACCAGTGATAGTAACATCCCACACATCAGCGTCAGCAGCAGAGCTGTCCAAGAACACAGGGACGTATTCTTTGAACGGAGTAGCGCCTGCGATGCTCGAAAGAGACACCACAGGGATGTAGCCATTCTGATTGTAGGTATTCTCAGTAGCCGCTGTAGCAACAGTGGTGAACTTAACGGGAATGTAGTCAACCCATCGTGTCAATCCCGACACAGAAGGAAGAAAGTATACAATCATCTGGGTACTGCCATTAGAGGCCACAGATGAGGGGAAAGTACGTGGAATCATTCTACAGTTTCTTTCTTGGGTGTACGAGGCTTACGAACTTTAACTTCTTCCACTACAGCTTCAGTCTCTGTAGTTACAATAATCTCTGCTTCGATAATCTCTTCCCACTCAGGGTTGATTCGAAAGCTACGAATGTTACCTTCTTCGATAACTTCAGCAATAGCATTGGGGTTATCGTTGCCCACCATCTTAAAGCGTACCATATCTATTCTCCTTTATTTACTACTCATTCACTAAGTATTAAAGAAAAGAGAAGCCCCGAA